CGTACATTAGCGATTGGTAATCCCTGTCCATTGGAAATAGTGACCATCGGGGGCAACAACGCCCGTGTTGCTGTCAAGCCCGTCTGCACCTATGCGAGCGACCTGAAACATGACAAAATCACCTGCGGCCAGCGAGCCACCCGTGGCGACAATATCTGTACTCACGGTATTGGTATTCCCTGGCGTGAAATCGATGTCTGCGGAGGCGAGTGTCAAGAGCGCTGCACCCGCCCGGACGCGAATGACCTGGACGGTCATGCGAGAGGTGCCACTCCCTGAGGACGCACGGCGGAGGAGGTGGAGAAACACATCGGTTCCTGCAACCCAGCTATCGGGGACATAGAACCGATAGAACGCCAAGGTTGTCACCCCGTCTTCCCAGGTGCCGGTGGCGCTCTGGATCGAGAATGTGCCATGAGCACGACGGACGATTGCTGAGGTGTACCACTGGGCTCCGCCCCCACGCTCCTTGAGAATAAAACGGAGACGTTCAAGTTCGCCTGACAGCGTACCAGGGAGAGATTCGGTTCCAACTTCACCAGGATCAGCGACGAGACGCATTTCGGTCGCGGTATCAGAATAGTCTTCGATAAGTGTGGGGTCGAGGCCCGCAACGATCTCATTACGATCAGAGTTGTATTTCGCGGCTGATAAGGTTTCTTGGTCAACGCGAAGAGTAATTGAGACAAGAGGCATCTATTCTCTACCTAAGGTGAAGTACACGCGGGCGCGGGCTATCGAGAAGTCCTGGTTCAGCCCACTATTGCGGAAGGTGAGTGAGAGGTATTTACCACCTCCGGTGATCCTACGGATGGAGGTATAGGAAATCTTGGTGCCCCCAAGGGCGTCGACACCCAGGACGAAGTTTCCGAGAGGGACCCCACTGTTGATAAGGCCGAAGTCTACGGTCTCATGGGGGACACCATCCCACTCAAGGTCTACAGAGACCGTGGAAGTTGTGGTCGGTTCATAGACCAATTCGAGAAAACAGGCATTCTTTCTGCGGTGGGCCACATTCGGGTCGGCGTACCCAAAGTCTGTGGGGACTGTCCTGGCGATAGAGGGATAGGGGAGGCCGTCCTTGGCACGGGACGCCTGGTCGAGTAGCCACACGAAGCCTGCGTTGTCTCCGGCCTGGAGCCGGGGTATGCCGTCCCCATCCCTGCGGAGCCAGAGGGAGACGCAGATATCCCGTGGGGAGATGCGGTAGCGTATCTTGTCCTCGCGGTAGAAGTCGAGGACGAGGCGAGAGTCATTGACGGTATTGCCGTCTGTCGGGAAGGCGAAGTGCAGCTCACGCTTGGCCACATAGTAGACGGCTCGCACTTGATCGAGACGAGAGAGTTCGATGGAGGAGCGCAGGAGGGGCTCCATCATGGACTGCTGGCTGAGGTTGTGGCCTGCCACGTCCCCGAACTCTTGCACGGCTTGTATGGACTGTATAGCCGCTGTGGTGTCCATAAATACGATGTCGTCTTCGGTCTGGGTCATGGCGTAGGGGCCGGGGGCTCCCACAGAGCGCGTGATACGCCGGACCACCCAGTTCGTGATGCTTGGGTCAGTCGTATCGAGGATGTAGATGCCTCTGGGCTTCTTCCAGAGGACGAGATACCCCTTGAAGGACATCGCACCCGTGAGGCCGAGGCCCTCCCCTGCAAAGATCGAGAAGGAGAGCGCCGAGGTGGTAAAATCTGCGTGGTTGGTCGCTGAAGAGATATAGATACGGTGGGGGTCATTGGCATTGCCGCCTGCCATAAGCCTGCCTGCGTGGATCGCGCCAAAGGTGGGCTGGTTGCCCGCAGCCCAGTCCGAGGGGGGACCAGAGATGTCAGTGGTTGTGGCCCCGTCGTCTGCAAGGACCTGGACCACATTGGTCCCTGTGAAGATAAAAAGCTTGCGGTCATTGGCAGCAGCTTCTTTCCCACCATCCACAAAGAAGGGCTTCATCGAGGCGGAGAGCCCGGATTTCAGGGTCACGCCGAAGGTGCCACCCCCAGTGTCTTTATAGAGCTTGCCGTCGCTACAGGCCACGATCATGCGCTGGGCGAGGGCATTGGTGTACCAGTCCCAGCCCCCAAGGATGGACGGGGCTCCTGTGATAGCCGAAGAATTGTATTTTGAGGCCCCGCCCTCTTTCCGCAGCGTACCATCGTAATAGCTAATATTGGTGGCTTCGCGGAGGTAGCCGGGGTTGACGGCTGAGAGGTTGGTCGTGCCTGTGAGGCCCTCAGTCCCAAGAGGAAGTTCAACAACTTGACCTGTAAATGCCATACTAACCTATGATGGTGCCTGATTCGGTGCGGAGGGGGCCTGGGCGTCTGCGGCCAGACTCCCGTGGCATGAGACGGAAGGCGTTCTTGGTGGCGGTCGTGGTCTGGTAGCGGTTTTCGGTGGCCATGCCATGGAGGCCCGCTGCGGCCATCTGGGCGGCACCGCTTGCCCGGTCGTCATTTTTCACGCCCAAGAGGTAGGCGGTAAGGTAGTCAGCCAGAATGGATCGAAACTGCAGCGGAAGGACCGGCTCCTCCGACATCCCCGGCAACGATAAGGGAGTAGGTCTAAAGAGGTACTCATATTCGATACGGTAGACCGTCGTTGCATCTGGCCCTCCGCATCTATTAAAACGTACACGCTTAGTCCCGGCTGTCGTCTCACCAATGGGGCTGAAGAAGTCAGGGATGCCTCTTTCCACGAGCGTGAGGGGGTACTGTTCCTCAAGCGTGTCCAGATCGCACGTATAAATCTTGTAATCATCACGGCTGTTCCATCCTGAGTTCTGGAAGGCCCGCATGGGGGCTATGAGACGCATACAGTCAGAGGCGAGGTCGTAATCCAGCTTGAAGAGCGTGTAGGAGAGGCCAGAAGCCGTAGGTCCGAGGTAGGGCATGTCCAGCTCGAAGGTCGCATCATGGGCGCTGTGAGAGGCCACACGGTACACCTCAGGAAGCTCCTGAAGCTTAAAAAACCAGTAGATGACTGCGATCTCTGTGTTGATATAGTCCACAGGGATGACGCTCAGGGTAACTGTGGCATCACCACGGACGACAGAGGCAGTCCCAGCGGTAATGGGGGCTTGGAGGGCCAGGANGCCNGGAGAGGGCTTNCTGAGCCACACCCAGTCTTCATGGATGGAGGGCATGAGTTCAGAGCCACCTCGACATATCTGGTAGTAGAGATTATTCAGGTAGCGTATCGCCTGGGCCTCGTAGTCCGTGGCATTGTCAGGGTTCTCGCCCGCCCGGAAGAGGGCGTCNGACAGGATGTCNGAGGTATACTGGAAGTTGCTCACCGCCTGAGTCCTTCATGCTCGTGAGCAGATTCGAGGGCGACTGTTTTATCTTTTTCTACGCTCGATGCAAGCTGAGAGGCGAGCTTGGCTTGCATAGAGGCCACACCTTCCGCAAACCCCAGGTCTTTACTTGCCTTGAGGGAAGCATCAAGTCGAGAGTTAATATCCTTGTGAAGATTGTCCTGCTTCCTTGCAAGCTTAACGTTCTGTATAATGTTCACGAGGAACCCAATAAAGGCAACAATAACGGCACCTATGGCAGTGACATACGCATCTGACATCTTAGATTCTTCCTAGGATCAAGAGGATGACCACGACGACGAGGACGATCCCGAGGATACCACCGGAGGGTCCCCACCCGTAGTGGTGCCAGCCCGCTACAGGACCCACTGGCGCGGCGACAAAAACAAGGGCAATGATGAGCACGATCAGAAGGAGTGACATAGGGCCTCTAGGGGTTGGCTACGAAGTGGGCAAGGAGGTGGATAAACGCGGTCTGGTAGTAGATAGCAGGTTCGGTCAGCTCCCAAGAGTTTTGGGGGAAGCCTGTGTTGAAGTCTGCGTAGGCTTTTTGTTTGGGCTGGGAACCGGCAGGAGGCGTGGGAAGACCTGTTCCTGTAAATCCGGCATTCGCACCGCCTGTGAGAAAGCCTGGGGGTGGGCCTTTGGCCGAGGTCAGGGCGTTGTCCCAGTCGGTTCCGTCATTGAACCAACTATGCCAGATTTCGTTTGCGCTACGTGTGGCACCGAAGGCGTACATATTGGAGAGGTACACGATCCCGTTGGGATTGACGCCGAGAAGGTAGTGAAGATAGCTGGCTGCGGCATTCTTGTAGTTCGTGGCATTGGCGGTATCGAGGCCGTAGCGTATTTGGTCCAGGTACAGGTTGCCGATTGCGGCCTTGACCCGGTTGTTACCAAAACCCCCATTGTTGCCGCTTGCGCCATAATCGGCGTCCTTCATGTAGGCGCGGTAGGCGTCTGTTGCCCCGGTGACAGCCGTATAGAACTCAGCGCCACCGATACCAGTAGTTTTGGAGTTCTGGATGGCAGTTTTGACGCTTCCGGTCACACCAGGCAAATTCGAGTAGTAGAGGACGGCTTGTTGACCATAGACATCGGGGTAAAAGCCAAACCAATACGTATTCCCTACGGCTGCAAGGGAGGTGTAATTGCTCTCAAAATACGTCTTATAGGTGCTCCCGCTTGTTCTTCCGTAGAGGAAGGCTGCGGCTTGGAGCTGGCATAAAGCTCTACCATTCACAGATGGTTCTGGGTTGACAGACTGAAAGCCTGTGTTGGTGTATCCAACGGCTGGATTAGCTTGTGCCCAGGTCCAGGCGTTCACGGCTGCTGTTTCCAACGTAGCAGCATATGTTGTCTGTCCAGCCAATCCAAAGGCTATAGCACCGAGAGCAAATACACCAGCAGTACATGCTGTAGAGGCAGTAGATGCAGCACCCCAGTAGCGTAAGCCTGTATCAGCGCTTGGGGGAGAAGTGCCATGGGTGTCTGTGACAGACACTTTGGACAACACAGAGTTATTGCCAGTGGCAGCTTGCATCTTCAACAGCCATTCCAGCTCCCACTTGGCCTCATCCAAGATGTCAGGGACACCGTTACCACTCTCAGGGATGTTGTAGTCATCTGTCCATATGGACGGGTACTGCACGTATGCGAGCAGCAAATCCTGTAGGGCGTAATCCGCAGGGACGGTGTATTTGTTATAGTCTCCGGCATCGAACCAGCCGCCTCTGAGGTCCTTCGCAGTCCCTGCGTTGCCCTGGTCTATGACACTACGGGCTTCGGTGTCCTGACCCGTACCGAGAAACGCGGCACTGTCGGCCCATTTGGACGCAATATAGGGGGACCCTTTGGCGAGGCCGCTGCGTTGGTAGTAGAGCATACGGACGGCCTCACGCAAGACCGGAGTATAGACAGTATTACTAATAGTGAAGACATCGCTACGGGCACTGTTCAGTGTGTCGTAGAGGTAGTAGACGCCGGGGGTGGTCACAGAGGAAAAGTCAAACCACCACGCCTTGTCTCCTGATTGTGTGTGCTCGGCCCCGCTGTTCCAGGCCACAGGAGCAGCAGAGAAGATATTGGCATGATCGGTGCGGCGACGGACCTGGATGGTCGCAGCGGGTGTGTAGCTCACAGAGGCGTTGTACCCGGTCTGGGGGTCGGCAAGGACGGCTACCTTCTGTCCGGTCGTTGTGTACCCGAACTGGTTGATATAGATAGGGACCTGGTTGGACGGGAGCGTGAGACAGCCCGCCCAGACCAGGACAGGGACTAAAAATCCGAGGGCCACATAGACGTATCGTTTCAAAAGAACATACCTGTCGCAGTGAGGTTACATGGGAAAACCGTGGTGTTGGGGGCGGGGGGCTGGGGAGGGGTGGTTTGTGTGCGGTCGTAAGCCCCGATGTCGTAATTCGCTCCTACGGGGCGGGCTGTGCCCGCGTAGTCACGCGGGACACTCGCCAGCGTGGTACCCTGGTTAATACCAGGGCTCCCATCGGCAAGCGTGAGATCAGTGGGGGCACTCGTAAAGAGGGGGTTTGTGCCGTCTGTCATATTGGTGGCGGTACTTGCGGTACAACTATTCGTGAGGTTGCCTCCCGTATTAAGGTAAGAGAGGACATTCTTAATCTCAGTGCCCGTGGCTCCGCTATCGCACTGCACGCCCACCCCGGTATTCCCATAGACCGTAAGATTGTAGAGCTTGGCTCCGGCGTTGACATTGCGGACACGGACACCCATACCTCCATTGTTACGGATGATACTACTCCATACACTGGTTCCAGTCGTATTGAGAAGATCAATCCCAGCATCCCCATTACTGTAAATCTGACTTTGCGCAATAGTGATGTTCGTCTTTGCGCCATTCGTGCTTGCGGTGATTCCCGCATTCCCATTCGAGTATACCTGGCACCCGGTACACGTAAAATCATCTACCGTGTCGTTAATCTTGATGCCGTAGGTGCCTGCGTGATGGATGAGCGTGTTATTGAATTCAATGTTGTCGCAGGCATTCAGGGCAACGGCCTCGAAGCCCCCGGTAAAGTTCTTAATCTCACCACCGACAAACTTGATATGGTGAACCCCGATATTGCAAGCTATGCCTGCGGAATTGACGCGGTTCGCGCCATCCCAAATAATGTTCTGAATAACAACAAATGACTCGCTACCCCCAAGATAGAGGGATTGGACTCCGCCTACAGGAAGTTGGACGACAACCGTATCAGACTGGTAGGCACTGATGGTTGTCGCATTAGAGTAACTAGGGCCGTTCCCTCCCTGAATAGGGGTGTCTGTTGTGTCGAGTTCCTCGGAGTAGGTCCCTGCCTTAATCAGAAGCGTTTTGCCGGGCACAGTCATACAATTCAGAATGGCATCCCGGATCGTAAGTTTTGGAGTAGACTGATTCTCAGCGTCGATACAACTATTATTGTCACTTCCTGTCTTGGCTACGTAGATCGTATTGGCGTTTGCAGAGGGAGGAGTGATCCCACTAACATCGTCCCCCGCAAGTTCATTCAGGTAGTTTTCAAGGTTGGTGTACCCATTTGAAGCAATGGTATTTCTATCAGAGGGGTTGTTCGGGTTGAGTCCGTGGGAACTCTCCCAGGCGTTGGGCATCCCATCATTGTCGGTGTCCTGAGGGAAATTTGTATTTGTGGAGAGGGAGGGGAAAGAGGCACTCTGGCGTCCTACGGTCCCAGTACGACTCTGCATCTCATTGATGACACGGGCGTCCAAGGCATCGCGGACGGGCTTTGTGGTCCCTGCGTTGGCTGAGAGAGCGCTCTCCATAGAGGTCCGGGCTGTGGCTGTCACAGTGGGGGCCGAGAAGGGGGTGAATACCTGAAACGTCCCAGAGGCAGCGGGGTAGCTTTGTGTAGTACCGTTACCCCAACCAAGATTCCATGCGTTAGAGGCACAAGAGTCCATGCCACAGAAAGGCGTCACATTGTCTTGGACATAAACATGGGCATTGCCCTCTGTACGGAGTTCACCAAGCCAACATCCGTTCCCAGTGAAGTCCGCTTGGGTATCTGGTCCCGCTATATACCTATTACCCACAAAGTTGTGATTGCTCTGAAGTGATCCGGGGATATTGTCATCCGTTCCACCAATACGAATACTCCCGGTACAGGCAAACCAGTTGTAGACAAGGTTATAGCGCCAGTCCATCACGCCCTGCGGTCCACCACCAGGATTGCGTGTGCCCGTATGGAGAAACATCGTGTGGTGGACAGTTCCTGTACTCAATGGAGCCGTGCTGGGATTATTACCACCAAAAATAAAACCCTTGGTGGCCCCNTAGCTGTCGCCCTTCGCGGCCTCGTAAGGGTCGGCTACAAGACTCCACTGAATGGTCGAGTCCGTGACATACCCGGACATTTGCATAGAATCGTCGCAGGTATAGCCTACAGAGACGTGATCCAGAATGACGTGGTGTGTATGGAAGCCTGCGGGGCCGTATATGATAAATGACCCACAGTCATTATTCTCATTGGGTGGTGGGCCAGCTTGTCCCCAGCTCTCAAACGCCTGCCGGTGGCGGAGGTGGCGGATGATCACGTCATGGGCACCGTAAGAAATATTGATCGGCCAGGGACCTACGGTTACACCTTCCCCGGGGGCGGTCTGGCCTGCGATGGTGAGGTAGCTATTCCCTTCAAGGATATTAAGCTGACTATTCAATTCGATCATGCCGCCGATGCGGAAGATGCAGGTACGGGGTCCTGTGCCCTCAACACAGGCACGCAGACTGCCTGCACCACTATCATTCAGGTTTGTTACAAGGATGACTTCGCCGCCACGTCCACCTACAGTATCGGCTGCCCCGTACCCTTCTGCGGTCGGGAAAGCCTTGACTGCCCAAGCTGGAACGGCACTCAACAGAAGGGAGAGGGCGAGAAAGAGCGCAAGGACCATTAGCGGGCTCCCTTCTTGAGGGCGATGACACACCGAGCTATTTTCTGTAGGGCGAGTCCGAACTGGGTTTTCATTGTCGTCATGGCTGTTTGCGCTGTTGCAATATTCGTAATCGCGGCTATGTCGGCAGTAATCGAGGCATTGATGTTGTTCAGATACGTATTAACAGCGGCCAGGGTAGCAGAGGAGCAGAAATCCTGTGTACTCGCTTCGTCCTGAAAGACTTGCTGGGCTGCTGCTTTTGCGGCAAGATCGGCGTCTACGGCGTCCTGCTCTGCGGTAGTCATCGCAGTGGCGAACCCGCCCACAACCTTCAGATAGCGAGGGGCAGGCACACTACGAATCGTGCTATTAATAAGCGCGAGCTGGCTTGGGGTCTGGTTACTTGCGGCAGTAACCACTGAACAATTAGGGTCAGCAACCTTGGAAGGATCAACTGACTGGTTATAATAGAATTGACTCCCAAGGGGGCGTGCGCTGTCAAAACAGACGACGAGTTCCGCAGAGGCCACAAGGGGTGTCAAGAGCAGAGCAAGAAGGAACACAACAAAACGCATTATTCAACTCCCCAGGGGTAGGTCAGGTAGGCGGAGGCGGCTCCTGTGGTACCAGCGGCTGTGAGTGGGCGGGCGTTCCCGCTCTGGTCGAGGAAGGTATTTGTGTTACAAGACGCTCCATCCCCACAGGACCCAAGTTCCCAGGAGCCCGAAGGAGCTGAAGAGGCTATACGGCGGAGATGACTCTTACCGATGACTTCAATCTCGGCGGCGCTCAGGGCAGTTGGAAAGATCAAAGCATCCCCGATAACGCCTTGGCCATAGGGGGTTGCGCCGGAGCCCGGCTTGCAGAGCCGAAATACATGCGAGAGGTCGCCTGTGTTGCCTGAGGCTGTGGACGACACCAGGGCACCATCTTTGTAGAAGAGGAGGTTCCCTCCGCTGTGCTGCCAGACCAGATGCGTCCACACATTGTTGGTATAGGCCACAGCAACCTCGTCAAAGTTGCCGTCATAGTTCATGACACACAGTCGATCAACGCCCCCGGTATAATTGGCGTTGCGTTGAATGCCGGTATAGCCGGTCGTATCTTGATCCCCGATGATAAACTCGCCCTGAAAACACGACGCACCGGTGACAGGCGGGGTCCCCGTGGGCTTGTACCACACCATGTACGTCCCCGTCGTGGCCGAGAGAAAGGTGGAGAAAGCCAGAGCTGTGTTGAGATCGTCGCTTGTTCCGTTGCAGACAATATCAGCCAGTGCGATGTTCCCAAAGAGGAGGAGAGCCAGAAGGCTAGTGAGTATACGAAAGTTCGACACCTACGACCTCCATATCCCCTGTGGCTGTGTCGGCTGCGTCGGCTACAGCACGGCAGAGTTTGATCCTTGCGTAATCGCCTGCGGCTACGCTGTCTTTGTTCGTGAGCGTGCAACTGATTTGGTCGAGGTAGCCAGCGGTCGTAGGGACTGCGGCGTCATCACAATTGTTGACCGTATCATACGGCTTGGTGTTGATGTCAACTGCATCGCCAGGGGTTACAGCCACCACAGCCACGTCAATCGACACACCCCCTGAGGTCGCTGAAGTCATACTGTATTGGACCTTGAGAGTGGCCCCAGAAGTCCAATCAGAGGGCCACACAAAGGGCCATATGACACACTCAGAGGTTGCGGCATCAAAAAGGAGGCGATTGTTATTCTCTGAAACATCAATCGTTGCGGGGTTCGAGCTTGGGAGTTTGACACCCGTAATTGGGAGGTTCTTAGTCTGGGTAAATGTGGCAGTACCAGCGGAGGCACCAACAAGAACAACCCATTTGGTTTCAACGCTCGAATACCGGACTAAAACCTCTAACCAGGCATCGGTGTTGGCA